ATTTACATTGAAAATCATCCATTTAAGAATAATCAACAAGTTACATATACTTCTAATGGAACCAATGTTTCAATTTCAACTGATGGAGTAAATACTAGCACTTTACCATCCACTCTTTTTGTAGTTAACAAGAGTTCCAATTTAATTGGTTTAAAAACAAGTTTAAACTCTGAAGAATTATTCTACCATAGCGGTGGAAGTGATAATGACTTGTATTCATTCGAATCATCATATACGCAGGTGCTTGGAAAAGTTGAAAAAATAAAGGCAACGGTTTCCGTATCAACATCACATCAATTGTCTGTAAATGATTTTGTTGAGTTGACGGTTAATCCAAGTTTATCTGTAGGAATTGGAACATCAACAGCAGTAAGAGTTTCAAGAAGTGCGATAACTGAAAGACTGTTAATCAATTCGATAGGATTTAGTTCCACTGGAATTAATACGAACAATAGTACTATAACTCTCAACAATCATAAACTGAATACTGGTGATAAAGTTTATTACTCCTCACAAAATGTTGCTTCAGGTTTAACTACCGGAAATTATTATGTCTTTGAGGTTGATTCTAATACTATAAAATTATGTGAAACATACACAGACACTCAGACTATCCCACCAACTACAGTAAGTATTGGAGGAACTGGTGGAGTTTCTCAGTCCATATCTCTAATTAATCCTAAATTGGAGTCTATTAAGAATAATAATCTGGTATTTGATTTATCAGATTCTTCTCTTTCTGGATATAACTTTAAGATTTATAATGATAATAAATTCAAGGATGAATTTGTCTCAACAGGATCAACATCTACGTTTAGCATATCTGGTGTTGGAACAGTTGGAGTATCTACAAATGCATCATTAACTATCAATTATAGTTTGGAAATTCCTGAGAGACTCTACTATAACTTAGAGAAGTCTGGATACATCAGTACTGCAGATACTGATGTGAGAAATTACTCAGAAATCTCTTTTGTAGATAGTACCTACACTGCAACATACAACGTTGTTGGAGTAGCAACTACATCATTTGATTTGGTTTTAAAAGAAACTCCGGAAAATCTTTCTTACAGTCAAAGTGACTGTGATGTACTAAAATACAGAACTTCATCAACCACAGCAACTGGTGGTGTTAGCAAATTAAAATTAGTATCTAAAGGATATGGATATAAGAATTTGCCAATAGTAGATGAAATAACTTCAACCAATGGTAAAGATGCTTATATACTTGCAAAATCTAAAGAAGTTGGAAATGTAAAAGAATTGAGAATTAAAAATGAGGAATTTGAATACTCTTTCGATCCCACACTAAATCCAACTGCATATGTATCTCCAAATATTGTTATAAAAGATTCAAATACATTAGATACAGTTCTTGTTAATAATCGTGGTAGGGGATATACTCAAACACCAGATATTGTAATTGTAAATCCATCTACTGGAGAGAAGATTGATACTGGTCTTTTAACCGCAAATTTGCTTGGCGAATCAATCCAATCAATAACTATTGAACAAAATCCGAAAGGTCTTCCAGAAGATTCTGTCAAGTTATTTACGACTAACAACACAAATGGTATTAGTGTTCAGAGAGTAGAATCTAATTCTACCGGTATATTCACTTGTGCTATTACAGTACCACCCTTAGGATTTTCTACTTATCCATTTGCTTCTGGAGATGCGGTTTTTGTTGAAGGAATACAGAAATTTAGTTCTGATGGTTCTGGATTTAACTCTGAAGATTATGGGTATAAATTATTTGTCGTTGACAGTTATATTGAGGCATCTCCATATCACAAAGTTGTATTTGATTTGTCGAGTGTTTCTAATGGTGGATTGACAACTAATACTGGTATTGCAAAAACAATACAAGATGGTTATGGATCTTTAGTACATGAGGACGATTATCCAACCTTTAATGTTACACAAAAAAGATTGCAGTTCAGCATTGGGGAACAACTTATTTCAAATAATATACCTAGAGATTTGTTTATCTCTGGATATGAAGGAACTATATTGAAGGTTTCTGGAACTTATGAGTTAAGTGTAGACGAAGTTATAGTAGGAAAAGACACGGGAACCATAGCGACAATTAATGAGATAGAAATTAACTCGGGACTATTTAAAGTATCGTACTCGGTTCCAAAAAATGTTGGATGGTTAGATGAAATTGGTAAATTAAATTCCGATACTCAGGTTACTCCAAATAATGATTATTATCAAAATTTATCATACTCTATCAAGAGTAGTAAAGGGTATAAAGAAGTTGAATCAAAAATTAAACCATTATTACACACTAGTGGATTAAAAGATTTTGCTGATACTGGAATTACCTCTACTTCAGACGCATCTGATCTTGTTGGAAGTGACGTAACAACTGTTATTCGTGATTTTGTTGGTGATCTTAGAGTTGATACAATTTATGATTTTGATTTTGCACAGGATATTGATCTCAATTCAACAACTGGTGATTCAAAATACTTAAAACTTCTGAATACTAAACTAACTGATTATACAAAAAATGTTGGAAACGATGTCCTTGCAATAGATGATATAAGTGATCAGTTCTCATATTTTGAAGATAATCCAAGCGAATATTTAAACATCCTGAAATTAGATTCATCACTTACATATGATAATTTCTTAATTAGAATTACAAATAGTGATAATAGTGAAATTCAGTTAACTGAGGTTGTTTTGTTAAATGATGGAAACAACAATTATCTTGTGGAGAAAGGAAGTGTTGTGAATGTTGGTATTAGCACAACATTACATTCATCAGATGAACAGTATGGAAGTATCACAATAATTGTTGATGAATTTAACGATTCATATTTAAGATTTATTCCTGTTGACGCATATAATACGGATTATGATTTAAAGATCATAAGAAATACATTTACATCTTCCATATCAGGTATTGGATCAACTTCTGTCGGATTTACAAATTTGGTGAGCTCTGTAGGTCTTACAACTTCTGGAGTGACTACTAGCATAGCATCGTTCAATGCTAGTGAGGTTGAGTCCTTATATGCAAATGTTGAAGTTATTAATGATACAACTAATGATATAAATTTTGTAGAGATATATGTAACAACTGATGGAACCAATACATATCTTTCTGAATATTATTTTGACTCAGAAAGTGATACGTCTTTCTCTAATAATTTTATAGGTTCATTCGGTGCAAGTCTTTCATCAGGTATTGTATCACTGAATTACACAAACACTTCCTCATATAACAACACATATAGAGCAAAAGTTGTTGGATTTGGCACGACTTCAACTGGAGTAGGAACTCCTCATAGGTTTAAGTTAGATAGACAACCAGCAGGATCCGAAAGATCTGCAATATATCAGTCTGATTTTACAGTTGGTGTTGGAACAACAACGATTGTTTCCATAGACAAAACACTGTTTAATTCTGCAAAATCTTTGGTAGAGGTAAGTATTGGTTCTACCAAATCTTTACATCAAGTAATGATGGTGCAAGATAGCAGTGATGTTTATCTTCAACAGTCAGCATTATTAAGTGTAAGTGGCATTTCTACTTCTGATATAGCTTTGGGAATAGGTACATTTGGAGGAAATAATACTGGTTCAAATCTAGAGTTAATTTTCTATCCAGACTCAGATTACTCCTCAGATAATATTGTTTTATCAGCATTTAGTCAACTCTTTTACAATGACCTCGATGTTTCTAATACTCCTCCGGATTTTGAATATGGCAATATTGAAGAATCTTTAGATTTAAAATTCTACAATTCTATTAATGGCGATAGAATCAATAAAACTAATTTCTCTCTAACATCCGAAGGAACTCCTATTTTTGTTAAAGTATTTGATCCAGAAGACACTGATTCCCTGATTGCAACCACCGGTAAATTTACTATCAGAAATCATTTCTTCAAGAATGCTGAGGAATTAATTTACACTCCAAAATCATCAATTGTTGGTATTGCAACTACAGCATTAACATACAGCAATACAACCAGTGGTGTAACTGATTTATTACCATCTACAGTTTTTGCTATCGTTAATGATTTAAACTATGATGAATTCTTCATATCAACAACAAGAAGTGGAACCGCAGTAACCTTTACAGATCTTGGCGGAGGAAATGTACACCAATTTGAAATGGTTAAAAAGAATGAAAAGTCAATCATTGTAATTGATGATCTCATTCAACATCCTTTAATATTCACTAGCGTATCCCATACTCTTTCGGGATCTATTGGAACTGCAAGTACTACAATAAATCTTAGTGGAATTTCTTCTATTAATCCAGCAGATATTCTAAAAATAGATGATGAATATATGAGAGTTAATAATGTTGGTCTTGGAACATCTAGTATTGGTCCAATTACTAATGGTGGTTCCTTTAATTTAGTAGAAGCTGAAAGAGGTTTTGTTGGAACTATAGCAACAAATCACAGTTCTTCCGCACAAATTGATGTTTATAGGGGCGCATTTAACATTGTAGAAAATGAAATACATTTTGTAGATGCTCCCAGAGGAAACCCTCAAATTGATAAAACCAAATATAATTTGGACTATGAAACCTCAGAATTTAATGGTAGAGTCTTTTTGAGATCTGATTACACAACCAATAAAATATATGATGACCTTTCCGAACAGTTTAATGGTATTGGGAGGACCTTTACATTAAAAGTTGGTGGTGCAGATACCACTGGAATTGGAACAATAGGTTCTAGTGGAATAGTTTTAATAAATGGAATATTCCAACAACCAACCACACCAAATAATCCACTCGGAAATTTTGAGATTCTTGAAGATACATCTGCTGGTATTAGCACTATTGTATTTTCAGGAATTACAAAACCAAACAGCGATCCATTAGAGTATGTAATTTCGGATTATGATGTAAATCAGAATGAAACTCCAAGAGGTGGAATTATTGTTTCTCTGGGATCAACACCTGGATTAGGTTTTGCACCGCTTGTAGGCGCTGCAGTTACCGCTGTCATTGGTGCTGGGGGATCAATCACAGGCATTACCACAGGACTTCCTGGAGGATCTTATGGATCTGGTTACAATGGTTTAACATCCATCGGTGTTACTGTTTATGATGCTTCACAAGATGCTGGAGGAGATCCTGCAGTAATTACTGCAGTAGTTGGTGCAGGTGGATCACTTACATTTAGCGTTGGTGCTGGTGGAACAGGGTACAATAATCCACAAATATTTGTATCTGAACCAACTTACGAAAATCTTTCTGTAATAGGTGTCTCTAGACTTAGTGTTGGATCTACAACAGAAACTGGTATCGGACTATCTGTTAGTTTGAAAGTGGGTAATGTTGATGCGACTGGAATAGGATCAACACATTTTGGTGTCACCGAATTTGATATTACTAAAAATGGATACGGTTTCCAAAGAGGAGATGTATTAAAACCAGTAGGGTTAGTCACCGATAGCAGATTATCATCTCCAATATCAGAGTTCGAACTAACTGTCCTCGAAACTTATTCTGATAAATTTGCATCTTGGGAATTTGGAGAACTCGATTTCATTGATTCTGTCAAAGACTACCAAGATGGTTCTAGACAAACATTCCCATTATTCTATAATGGCGATCTTCTTAGTTTCGAGCAAGACAGCGATTCTAGGATAAACCTGGCAAATTGTCTTCTCATCTTTATCAATGGGATACTTCAAGAACCTGGAATTACCTATGAATTTGGAGGAGGGACATCTTTTAGATTTACAACACCACCAAAATCTGAAGATAATATTTCAATTTACTTCTATAAAGGAACAAATGTAGATATTGAGGTTGTCACAAATGTCTTTGAGACGATAAAGAAAGGAGATGTTGTTCAAGTTGTTAAGAGTAATGATTATCCAAATATATTCCCACAAGATAAGAGAACTGTGACGGATTTGTCTTTCTCAGATAAATTTGAGACTGATTTGTATTCTGGTCCTGGCATCACAACAGTTTACAGACCACTGAGTTGGACAAAGCAAAAAGTTGACAAAAAAATAAATGGAGAAATTGTCTCTAAAGCAAGAGATTCAATAGAGTCTTTAATATTCCCTACTGCAAATATAATAGGAGATTTGTCAACTACTGATACCGAAGTATTCATTGATAGTGTTGATTTGTTTAAGTATGAAGATCCAGATTTAACTTCGTTTGATTGTTTAGTGGTTAGTGGAATATCAACTGCTGCTATATCAACTGATACAGGAAATCAGTCTATCGAACTTATATCAAACTTCACAACAATTCAGGGAGACAATGGTTCCATCGTTGGAATTGCGACAACAAGCACTCCAAATCTTGCTATAGAATTTACCCTTGATTCTTTGGTTGGGTCTGATTTGCAAGTTGGATATCCAATTTATATTTTTGATACATTAGTCGGAAATGGAGTTACTTCAATCATTTCTTCAGACTCTGAAGTAGTCGGAGTTGGAACTACATATATCGATAACGTTTATAATGTAACTGAATTAGACAACGCCAGTGGAGTCATCACTTGTAGAGTTCATTCCACATCAGCAATTGTGGGTATCAACACTACAGGATCTTCTAACTATCCTGTGGGAAGATATTCTTGGGGTAGATTATCAAACACATCTGGATTGGTTAGATCTGGAAATCCAATTTCAATTGGAGTAACTGGAAATACCGTATCTGGATTAACAACATATCCAATCATTCAGAGAAGAAATGTTGGAATAAGATCTACTGGTGCTCTCCCCAAACTATTATAAATACCTAAAAAACTACGTTAATATGGCTGCCGTCGTAACAGATCAATTTAGAATACTGAATGCTAATAATTTTGTTAATTCTGTTTTAGATGATAATAACTCATATTATGTCTTTTTAGGTTTACCAAATTCATCGGTTGCAGGATTTGGTAGAACGTCTAATTGGAGCACTGCATCTAGTGGTCCTCCAAGTCCAACTGATAATTTGCAATATTTGCATCACTACAGAGATACTGGATTATTTGGCAAAAGAATTACAAGCACAAATATTAGAAGAGTTGTAAGAAAAGTTCAGTGGACTTCTAATACTGCTTATGATATGTACAGACATGACTATAGTTCATCTAATTTAACTCCTAATTCTGGAACAAGTAGATTATATGATTCAAATTATTATGTAATTAATAGTGATTTTAGAGTTTATATTTGCATTGGCAATGGTTCCTCCGGAACTAATGTGAATGGTGAAAGATCTAAGTTTGAACCAACATCTACAGACTTACAACCATTTTCTGCAGGTTCTGATGGATATTTGTGGAAATATCTATTTTCCATTTCTCCAAGTGATATAATCAAATTTGATTCTACAGAATATATTGTAGTTCCCAATGACTGGGAAACTTCAACTGATGTTCAAATTCAATCAGTCCGAGAAGCGGGAGATTCTGAAGTAAACAATAATCAAATCAAAAAAGTTTATATTCAGAATGGTGGAACTGGGTACTCTAATGGCACTTATGATATTTTAGGAGACGGAACTGGTGGTAGAGTTTCTGTAACTGTTGATAGTAATGGTACAATTACTTCTACTAACGTTGTTAGTGGAGGTAAAGGATACACCTTTGGAATTGTTAACCTCGAAAGAACAGGAACTATTTCGAGTGCAGCAAATTTAATTCCTATTATCCCACCATCTAAAGGTCATGGATATGATATCTATAATGAACTTGGAACGGATAGAGTTTTAGTTTATTCTAGATTTGATGATTCTACCAAGGACTTCCCAGTAGATACTAAATTTGCACAGGTTGGAATAGTAAAAAATCCTAAAGAGTATGCTGGTGTAACTACTTTTACAGGTTCTACTTATTCTGGTTTATATGCATTAAAATTAGATGCTGCCTATACAGGAACACCCACTGTCGGAGAAACAGTAACACAAACCCAATCAGCAACAAATATTGCGAAAGGTTATGTAGCATCTTATGATAGCACCACAAAAGTTCTAAAATACTTTAAAGATAGATCTTTATTCCTCACTAATGGAGTAAATCAAGAGGATAGAACAACAATTGGAGTAGATTCTAAAGTAGTTGAATTTAATAATAGTGATAGTATTACTTTTACTACAGCAACTAGCACTACTGTATCGGCAGGATTTACTGGAAGTTCTGAAAATGGTATTAATTTGGGAATAACTTTTGCAGGAGGTCTTTCCAATCCAGAGATAAATAAAAAGACGGGGGACATTATCTATATTGATAATAGACCCGAGGTTGAAAGAAATCTTAGGCAAAAAGAAGACGTTAAAATCATTC